CGCTCACCTATCTCCCCAGGTCCGAACCCTGGAATGTACTCAGCACCTATAGGAATGGTATACGGCTGGATACCTTGGAACTGAGAACCAGCCTCGGCAAAAGCATCCAGTCTCTTGTTGAACTCACCGAGAGCCTGTTCGGTGCTGAGGCGCTTGGCGTCCACTTCTATCTCTAGTTCAGCAATGGTGCCGCTGATGAATGTGGCGAGGTTCTGAGCGTCTACCTGAGAGCGTTGTATAGCTAGCTCGGCTGCTGTAGGGCCTGTGCGGCCTCCACCAGCACCTGGAAAGCCCGACGTAACATCGGCTCTAGCCTTGTTAGCCTCAGCCCACCATGTATTGCTGAATGTGGCTCCGGCCTCGCCTGGTTTGGCAGGTATCATGCCGGATGTGGTGTCATCCCACTTCCAGTAGAAATCATCAGGGTTTAGTTCAGGGACCTGACCTAGAGCTGATGGAGTAGACGGTGCCGGTGCCTGAGCGAGACTTACCGGAGGCCCTGCTATGGCTGCTGTAGCAGGCTGTGAGACCGCTCTGCCGCCCGTAGCACTAGGAAAGCCTGGGATGTGCTGGTCGGCGTAAGGGAACAGTTGCGCGTCCTGTGCAGAGTAAGGACCTGATGGTGTAAACTGTGTATTCACACTGGAGGGCTTCCTGTCGGCATACACCCCAGTCTGGAGGTTACGCCACGGTGGTAGACCTTTGGGGTCAAATACCCACATCTCCCTGCCAAACTTATCAGACCAAAACTCCATTACACACCTCTCCTCGAGAAGGCCATGTTGTTCATCTTCTGAATATACTCTTCCAGGTCCTTGCGAGCTAGAGCCTCAGCGTCAGGCTTACCTCGGTGACGGTCGATTAGCTTGGCCGTTAGGTCCTTCCAGTCTTCAGGCGTCATGGAGATGAACCTATCTATCTGTTCCCTAGGTGTGAGAGGAGCACTGCCATAAGGATAACCCTCTTCAAGAGCCTTGATAAGGAACTCTCTGGTATTGATGTACCAGGCAGTTAGTTCCTTAGCCAGTTCGTCTAGTGTAGGGCCAGTGATTAGAGGCACTAGAGCTGCTCGCTTCCAGGTAATGAGCCTGACTCTTCTGGTGGCTGGCGGGGTTGGCCTTGTCGTGTGCGGCCTCCCATTTCCTGTAGCATCTGAACTATGTTGGCCTGAGCGCTAGACTGACCGTTGCTAGATACTCGGCCTCCATCACCGTTAGATGATGCTATGGGCTGACCATCAGGTCCTACCAGTTGAGACTCTGGTGGAGGTAAGACACCTACAGTCTGCAACACATCCTGCATGATTACAGGCATCATCATTGATTGCAAATCCTCTAGCCAGCGGCCTCGTATCTCCATCTCAGGCTGGTCTATGCGGAGGCCCTTTTCGAGGAACGTGCGTCTAGTGATGTGGCCCTGTGTGTGCATCCGGTCGTAGAACTGACCCTCTACAATGAGGTTCTGTGGGAGGAGTGGGTCAATGTCAACGTTAATAGTGACAGGAAACTCTCTGATAGCTTTGGGAGTGAGTGAGAGGTCACCCTCCCATATCTCCTGGCGAGCCCTGGAGACTGTCTGTTCCTCTAGCCATTCGATGAGACTGACTAGACAATTGCTATAGGACTCTATGAGGTACTCAAACTGGGACTTCGCCATCATATAGAGAGAGTTGTCACGGTAGCCGGAGCCTGCTGCACCAGGCGGCTCGCCCTTGAAGATCGGGGATACACCGTGCTGCCCCATGATCTGCATTAGGAGCTGGATATAGGGCATGGCCTCAAAGACCTGACCTACATCCTTGAACGGGTCTACGACCTTGGACCCAGGTGGCAGAGTTGTGGACTTCTCGGCTGAGAACTTATATGTCTTAGGTACTAGGTCATTGCTCTCGCCTTCAGCACCACCAGTAGCCTGCACCTCTTCAGGTATGAAGTCGTCAGGAACTTCTAGTGTGAGGCGTTTGCGGACTAGTAGGTCCACAGCCTCACCCATGCGAGTCAGGGAACGGTTGATGAGAGGCTCATTGTGGCGGAACCCCTCGGCCACTGAGATGCCTAGCTTGTCAGGGTCTTTGCTACTGGTAGTACGACCTATGCAGAGGAAGTATTTACAACTGGGGTCGCCGACTTCCTGGTAGACTAGGCGACCGTTGAGGTAGACCTGGTATATGCCCTTAGAATATAATGACTTTGCACGGTAATACTCGGTGACAAGGACCATTGATGAGGTGTCTAAGCCTGATGCCATTGGACGGATGTTTTGGTCAGGCTGCCCTTCAATAACGGCAACTCCTTGTACAACCTCCGAGCTGAGGCTCTCAGGGTAGGCTCTGAGTTCTGCATCCGTGTCAAGGCCGTAAGCAGGGTAGACTTCGCGTTTGGATTTCCAGGCGTGTTCTATGGCTTCAATGATTTCGTTCTCAGGCCCTCGGTGGCAGTAGAAGGTTAGAGGGTGGATGGTGATGACGCGGAATGGAGGCCCCCACTTACGTTTCAGAGCCCTGGTGCGGTCTTTATAGTCCTTGTCAGACTCACCCTTAATCCGCTTGCGCTCCTTCTTAGGCCACGGGTAGTACACACCCTTGATGATACCTACGCCTAGCCCAGCTTGGGCGTCTACCAGGTCTCTTCTAAATGCTGCATTGCGCTTGAGGAACCTGCCCCAGAAGGATTCCCTCTTGCTAGTGTTCTCTGATGCAGGGTCACCTGTACGGAGAGTTGTGTAGACTACGTTAGGAGCGTTAGCTGTGAGTGAAGCCTTGATGTTCTCTATCAGCTCAGAGGTGGCACCGATGCGGACTTCTAGGCCCGATGACTTTTCACCCGTGGGAAGCTGTATAGGGTCCTCGTAGTGACGCAGTTGCTCTATCTCGTTCATCTTGATGTGGAGACCCTCAAACTCGCGCTGGAACTCCTCCAGTAGACGACTGACGTATTGAGGAGATACTGCTGGCTCTAGCTCTTTGATGTCAGGCATTAGGGCCTCTTATCCTGCAGTACAGCCAGTGCCTCAGCACACCGATGCTTCTCCATAAGGATTCTAGCCATGTTGAACCTAAAGCGTACAGTTTCCTCGCTCAGGTTCCTCAAACTCCAGATGGCCAATCTGCCAGGTACACCAGCTATTTCACACACTAGAAACCTCTCAGGCTAACTTCGTAGTTGCCGCCGGCTACTAGGGATTCTGCCATGACAGCACCTATAGCTAGGGCATCCATGCGGTCATCATTGCGGTGGCTGTTAGTAGGTGAGAAGGAACAGAGTTCATCCTCCAGAGACACACCATCTAGTAGAGGCAGGTCCTTAGGTATGAACAGTCTACCGGAGGCAAACAGAGCATCTAAGTACATGGCGCGGCCAGTCTTGTCCCTATCTATGCCTAGCACCTTGGTCTGCACGTTCTTTTTGGTCCTGTAGGGTATCTCCTTGAATGGCAGATGGTAGCGGCGGCGCATACCCTGTAACAAACTAAGCTGGAAGCCTACAGTCTCCAAGGCTACAGTACGGAGGCCTGCTGTACGCTTGGCTATCTGGACTATCTTGGCTTCCAGGTCAGGCGTCTCTACCCTGCCAGCCCACATATCCACCAGGTATATCCACTTGGATTTGATGTCTACGCCTAGAGTGGCTATTGCAGAGTAGTCTGCGTGATCCTTAGTAGATGCAGCAGGGTCTATCGCCATGACAAACTGCATAGGATGTTCAGGTATGAGAGCTGCGGTCCAGTAGGAAATATGCTCTCTGAGTATGACATTGCCTCTGACAGCCTGAGGATTGCACATGAATGTGAGGGAGAATAGGATGTCTCCCTTGTCATTATGTATCCTCTGGACCTTCTCCATAGGGAACCGCGTGGGGGAGAGTGTTGGTCCCCACGGGTAGGGGCCGACTATAGGCATCTCGTAGACAGTGAACCCCATTTCCTTGAACACGGGCACTAGATCGTTCTGTCCCCATCGGGTTAGTATGACTACAATGCGACCCGCATGAGGATAGAACTTGCTGCCATCCTCCATCAGGCGGTCGAGGATAACACCTCTGATCTTCTCAGTCTGAGCAAGCATAGTGGTCGGACTCTTCACGTCATCCTGGTCTGTAGGGTCATCTATGATTATGATGTTGAAGTGGAGTCCCTGATACGGGCCGTTCAGCCCTGTTCCCATGAGTGTAGGATCAGGGTCCTCAATGTCTCGCTGGACAAACAGGACATTCTTAGTCCACTGAGCGTCAGTGTCCTCCCTGATGTCAAATGCCGCCCTGTAAACATTGTTGCTCTCAATAGTGGACCTGATAGCCATAACCTGTATCTGGGCCTGCTCCCCAGTGTTCATTATCCATAGGATGCGGACATCAGGGTTCTTGCCTATCTCACGCTCCACGAAGTCTCGGACTGTAGTGGACTTGTAGGTATCGGGAGGGCAGACGATCACAGTCCTGTTGCTAGTCTCTAATGCCTCAGCCCAGGCATCCTGGTAGAGTTCATATTCACGGTGATGGACTGCTTTGGCATAGGTGCGAGCATCACCGTCCCTGGCTGCTATAGCTCGGACAGCTAGCTCACTCTGGGGCTCCGTAGCTACAGGCATTACAATACTATTGCTTTCCAGGCAAAGTCCACGTCTGCTCCAGGGTCCTGGTCAACCGTGATGGTGAAGGTGGTACTGCTGTAGGCACTGATCCAGAACTTGAGCACGTTCCCCCAGGACTCTATAGGTGTAACCATGATGTCACCTGCTACAGGTGTGACAGCGAGGCCGTGGGTGACAGCAATGCTAGTCTGTCCGTTGACAAGGGTGGCAGTGCCCGATTTCTCAGTGACGTGGCCTATGTTATTACGGACGACTGTGGTGGAGCTTATACCACGGTCTATCTCAAGGCCTGAGTTACCATTTACAATGTTATCAGCAATAAGGACATCTGTGCCTCCGGTAGCCACATCTATTCCCTTGCTACCATTGTTCAGCGAGGTGCAGCCTATAACCTTGTTACGAGTGGCTGAGAATATCTCAATGCCATCATCCGTATTGCCTAGAGTTGTGCAGGCCAGTACCATACTGTCTACACAGCCGTCCAGGGCAATACCGAGGCTCCCGTTATCCTCAGCCGTACACGCAATTAAACGGCACCTATCAGATGTGAGCCCTATGATGAATCCAAACGTGTCGTTGTCGTGGGAAAGGCAGTCTATCCATAGGCCATCAGTTATTGTGTGGCTGGTAGCACCACCAAAGCCTGCCGCCTTGCAGTTCTTCACCTCTACCCTGGACGTGGTAACGTGTACCATATCATCGTAACTGATCCCTGCGCCAGCAGACTGGTTGTCCTTGTTGCCATCTAGCGTGAAGTCCTCAAACTTGCAACCTGTTACGGCACCGGCAGGCTTAATGATGTGGTCATCAACATCGTCAGCCAGTATCAGGGTCGTGATGCCTCTCCCTTGGCCTACAAGGGTTAGAGGCCTGCCTGTAGCAATTAGTAAACTAGCAGCCAGCGTAAAGATTCCCTCGCTCAGTACCACCTTACCACTGGCATCGGGCAGGGCGTCTATCGCGGCCTGGACAGCCTCATCGTCAGTGCCATAGTCGCTGCATCTGAAAACAAGATCAGGAACTAGTTTCTTAGCCCTGCCTGCCTGATTGAGCAGGTCAGAGTTAGCACTGCGAGCAAGCACGTAATGTCCACCAAGGGCTAAGGCCGTATCTCCTGGATAGCCTTGTTTCCCAGGCACTAGTTGATAACCTCACCTTCAAGTGGCCCACTCTTAGTTCTCTCAGCTAGTTCTGCCGCTACTAGAACTCTCTTACCTGCCTCAAAGTTGTCCAGCAGTTCACGGGCTGCTACACGCCTAGCGTTCTCACCCTCAACCTGACGCCCCTCCACAGTGACAGTAATTGATTCCCTGTAACTCCCTGGTGGCATCTGGTCAGGCTCAGGCTGTAGAGCCCTCTGCACAGCTATGATGTCCTGAGGAGTGTAGTGCTTGCGGATAACCTTGAGCATCTCCATCTCCTTGGGAGTTAGAGACTCTAGGGCTAGACTTGCCTTGAACAGTATCTTCTTGTCCAGACGCAAGGCCAGCCGAAAGTTACGCATGAACTCCATTTGCATAAGGTCATGCGCCACATTGCTCTGTAACCAGGCAAGTTTCTCACCCGACTCCCACTCCCTGAACTCCTCATCATCCCTGCGCCATGCCTTGATAGTAGTGAAGGTGACAGGGACTAGGGCACATGATTCTCGAACTGAAAAGCCCGCTGCCCGATGACTCAGGTATGACGCTTTCCTAGGATTGTTACTCAGCGGTATCCTAGCTTTCAGCATCTCCTCATAGTCGTCAGGCTCTATGTCAGACTTACCTGACTCTACAACCTGTACACTGTGTTCAGGTTCAGGTTTCGGTCCCGACTCTATTTTAGCTAATACCATGTTGGCCTCCAGGTGGGCTGGCAGACCTACCGCCCGATGGACCTGCCAGCCCGAAAGGAGATGATGTGAATGTCATTACCATGAGAGTTTTGCTCCCTTAGACATATTGTGCTCGTACCAGAGAGTCTGAAGGTTTGTGTAATGGCTTACGCGTAGGAACTGGGTACGATCAGTTAGATCAACGGATGACAGAGGAACAACGTGATCTATGTTCCACTTGCCTGAACCTATACCGTGGTTATCCCAAGTCATCCCAGGTGAGAAGTCATTTTCCAAATACATTACAAGCTCAGATATTGAACAACCTAGGTCACGCACAGCGGAACCCACCCTTTGTTCCCTCTCCAATGCGTGACAGAGACGCTGACGCAAAAGGTTAGCTATTCGTCTCTGTCTTCGTTTCTCTGCCTTAACGCCCATATCGAGAGTGTGACTATCCCACGTCCAGGACGTGTTTACAGACTCTATGCGGTGAGCTACTGGCTTGCATGGTCGTCCTGCTCTCATACTTATATTATAGCACACTTCGGGGCGCTTGTCGAATAAAATGGCGCTAGTATGGCACAGTGTGGAATAGTAGTTAGTAGTATAGTGTAGTATGTTGTAGTGTTTTCAGAGGTGTAACGACCATTTACCCCCATTCACTGTATATAACTAAGTGGGGTCGCTCTGAATTGATAAAGTGTGTATGCTGGTGCCCATCTTGACAACGACCCCCCACTATTATATACTGTGAATAGAAGTTATTAGTCGTCTGTAAGGAGAGCGTATGATAATAGGAATTATACACGTCAACAGGAAGAAGGGCAGACCTGCCCAGTGTAAGCGTTGTAAGGAAACCATCACTGTGGGTCAGGCTCATGCTGTGGTCATCGTCCGGTACGGTAAAGGCCAAGAGGCGGTTTTCAAGATGAGAGCTGCCCAGGGACAGGCATGGACCAAGAAATCAGGACTAAAGTATAGGAGACTGCACCTGAAGGATTGCTTGGCTGAGTGGTTAGGATTCACTTATATCCAACGTTCTGAGGCCAGACGAGAGCGTAAGGGCGGAAGGCCACCACTACCAGAGATGAGCCCAGAGGAGAAGTTGGTCAGGCACAGGCTGGTCCGCAGGAGAGCTGAGATCATTAGACAGATTGAGGCTACAGATGATGATGTTAGGATCAGAGCACTGGCCGACAGACTACGAGAGGTACAAGGCGAAATGAAGATTCCTGTGACACCCCCAAACAAGAAGAATATGCACAGGAGCATGGTGCTGTCTATCGTACAAAGGAAGATTAACATAGCTATGGAGGCTACTAATGGCATACCGCAGTCCTCTGCCTGAACGAAGCAATGAAGACGATTTCGCTCCTATAGAGGACACCACATACTGTAGATGCTGCGGGGGCAAGGCTGATATGGATGCGTTCTGTATGCAATGCAGGCATCCGTATAATGAATGGTGCGCTCGCGGAGACGGCCATTGTCCTAACTGTGGGTACATGATAGATAATGAGGGTAAGTGTGACCACTGTAAGCATCAGAGGACAAAAGAGAACACTGAGACTATCAGGCCCACCCACTGCAACTACTGTGGCTTTATGATAGGCACCGACGGTGTATGTATGAGGTTCAATTCACATAAGCAGCTTGTTTGATGGATAGGCAAGCGGCAGCACTATGTCCTCCATCCCCCACTGGCAAGCACCACTGGATGATACCTGGCATAGGTGCTGAGCCTGTCGGCCACTGCAAGTATTGTGCTGCTGAGAGGAAGTTCCAGGGCTGTAGCGCGTATGCCTGGTTAGATTACGCTCAAAGCCGTGAGCGAGCCTATAAGCTGTGCATTGAGCAGCAGGAGGTTGGAAAATAATTTTGATAAAAATCTCGCAGTGGTTCTATTTTCCGAGTTGTAGGAGTCTGAGCGTAGCCTTAGCTATAGCCGGTTGTAGGATGCTGGTATCGGTGTTCTGGTGGTAGGCTGCGTGTGAGCGAGCTTACAGCACCAGTCACTAGTGATTTCCTTCACAATGTTAGTGACCGTGAAAAAGCCCCGACCGGCGAGGGCCAGGGCTTCTTCGCGTCGCTACTTGTCGGTAGCGTTTAGCAGGTCGTCAACATCTTCGGCCAAGCGCACTAGCGTCGCGTTACACTTCTCTTTATGCTTGGCTAGTTCCGTTGGCGTTATCAGCTCCCCGCACGCCGGATGACCCTTACGTACCTGCTCGCCCAGTAGCGTCACCAGATACATGATGCCGTGAATCTTCTGGTGGATAGTCTGCTCTGACATGATGCTCCTCTCAACTACTAACCCACTGACTAGATTCTCGCACACTCTCCCGACCCGTGCCGCCTCGTTATGTCAATTTGGCAAAGTAAACCCCCGTAGCAAGTGGCATACCACGGGGGTTAGCTAGGCTATTCGATTGTGGTTACGCTACCTCATGCCCCGCGTTCGTCAGCTTGCTTATGATGCTGTCGCGGTTCAGCGGGCCGCTGTCAGGGTAGAAGTTCCGCATGGCTGCACTCGCGCTAGCAAACTCCTCACCGTCCACTGTCAACGACTGGCCGCGTGAGCCTGTGCCGCCACCACTAGAGCGTGGGCGCTTCACAGTGGGGCCAGCACTATTGATTACCAGCTTGCCGGACTCCTCGCTGCGCTCTATCGTCAGCTTAGTGACACCGAGGCCCTCAAGCCGGCTGAACGCATCGCCCATGTTCAGCTTGCCATCGCGCACCTGGTTGTGGATGGTGGCAATGTTCTCCGCATTGGCCGCGTAGTTAGCGCTAGTGACCGCACCAGTGGCCGTTTTCAACTGGCTTGTTGACTTCGCCAGTGTAGCCTGCGCTTTGGTGCGGGAGTCGGCGGCTTCTAGCGCCTTGTCCACGTCGCCAGACTTCATCACTGACTTGAAATTGCCGGTTGCGGCTTCTACCGCTTTGGTATCCTCTGCAACTTGCGTTGTCAGACGGGATACTTTGGCTTGCAGCTCCTCTACTGTCGGTGCTTTGGTCTCTGTCTCGTCGGTCATGTTCATCTCCTCTACTACTAACCGTGATTCGCCACTAACATCATTTTAGCACACTCTAATGATACTGTCAAGCGTTTTCTCCTTGATTGTCAAAACCCATAATTTGTCAAGTGGGGAGTGTGAGAATTGAGGGCAGAAGTGTATAAGCAGGTTAGCATTTGACTAAGTGGTGAGGAACTGTTCATGTGAGTATACGATAGTGACGGGCGGAATAGAACTGTAGTTCTTATGCTTATGTCAACCAAATCACTTGACAACGCCAAGCACCTATGGTACAATGATAGTGCATTAAGTAGTTACATGAGGTGCATCATGTGAAGCGCAAGTGGTCCCCCCCTTCCTTAGCGGTTAGTAACGAGAGGAGTAACCCATGTCCTATGTAGACCCTGACTACAAGACCAAGAAGGCATTTAAGGAGGCGGTCAAGGCTGGCGTGGAGCATAGGCCCTACAGCCCAGCCGGTCTGTTCCATCCTGCGGAGAACGGCAGGGAGACCATTGAGGGTCCACACTACCCCAAGCCTCACACATGGTACGCCTCAGTCAACGTGCTGAACGGCATCGTAACCTCAGTAAGCTAGCCTTCCCAACGTTGACCATTGGCAACAGTGGTCAGCATTGGTAGGGTTAGTAGTGAGAGGAGATATCATGCTTAACGCAATAGGCTACTTCATAGTCACATTGTCCGTCGTTACTATACTGATACTGTTATAGGCTGGTCGCCTGAGCGCCGCTGCTGAGGCAGTAGTTTACAGTGGGTGCCATGCTGAACACCGTAATACGCACGGTGGTTCCTCGGTGGCGGCGCTGAGTCGATCAGGAGAGAGGAGAAACCATGAGCGAGCGAGAAGATGTCGAGGTCTGGCGAAGTATCCTCAAGCATGGCGTCCCGCAGGTTGATCCCCTTGCACCAAAGTATGTTCCTTGCGAATGTGGGCGCGTAATGCTCCGAAATGGCGAGACGTGCGAAACGGTGCGGGATATGCACTCACTGGACTCATGCACCACAAGGTTTGACCTACACCGTTCAGTCAGATGAGGCTAGTAGCAGAAAAGGGAGGTGATTGTCAATGACAGCAGCCTACAGAAGATTGGTAGAGGTTAGTAGTCTCGTAGGAGAGCTATGACTGACGAACAGACAGCAGATGAGAAGGATGACCTACTAGACCAGTTCCTCAGCGATAGTGATGCCAATGCTGAGGACAAGCAGGCTCTGGTCGGGCTGCTTAATGCCACATCCATAAAGCGGCTAGTAGGGATGCTGGTCGACTGGTGCTATGACGAGGGCTATGACGATGGCGAGGCAGGCCGGCAATGATAGTCACCGCCACATGGATAAAGGGCAAGCAGGTAGACTGGTATCAATGGGTGGCTATTGAAGGAGTGTATATCAATGTCCACGACGGGAAGGTTGATACTCCTAAAGACCTGCTGGTTCTAGCTCAGATGAAACGTGATGAGGGGTGGATGCTATGCCGTCGAGTAGTGTAGAGGAGAAGATACGGGCGCTGCTCAGACTGGCTAATGATGCAGGAGCATCTGAGCATGAGGCTAGCCTTGCAATGGAACGTGCCCATGAGCTACTCCTCAAACACAACCTAGATATGATGGAAGTGGAGGCGGGTGAGGATGATGAGGTACAACAGGTTGTGGAAGAAGAGTTCGACTACAGGTATGCTGACAGGTGGCGGCCTAGCCTCGTCAATGTAGTCGCCAAGCATAACTATTGTAGAGTGATAAACAGGAGTAAGAGAGGTTCCTTGCAGGTTATAGGTAGGACACATAACGTGGTGGCTACCAAGGAAATGTCACGCTGGCTGATGGGGCAGGTGGCTGACCTGACGAGGGAACGGTGGGGGATTGAGGCTAATGTCCTAGAGCAGACTGGTGATACTAGGGAGCAGGACTGGAAGGATGGTTTTGCTTACGGTATCATCACTAGGCTGAAGGAGAGGCTAGCTGAACAGAAGGCTATGGAGGAGGGCAGGGACTCTAACGTGAGGGCCCTAGTGGTGGACCTGTCTAGTGAGACGAACAGCTTTATTAACAGAGCCTACCCTGGCGGACTGACCAGTCGTACAGTGAGGTTCGATGGGGCCGCGTACAATGTAGGTGTCAGGGCTGCTGATGGTGTATCGATCTCGCCTGAGGGCAGACAAGTGGGAGGAGAGAGGAAACTGATAGGATGACTGAGAAGGAGCTGGAGGATTTACTGGTCAGGCTCGGTCGTGAGCGTCGGGATGACGCCATGAAGGAGTACCTGACGTTGAAGATGGAAGAGAGGAG